AATGTGATATTAATATGCCAGCGATTTATTTAGATTGTATCTTTAAAGAAGTAGAGCCTATTAAGAAAAAGCTGAAAGATAATATATATTATTTTAGGCATATTGATTGTGGTAACAAGGTCATAACGCTTAACAAAGATGAAATAGGCAAGGAGTTTGCATTAGAGTTATGATAAAAAAGATATTTGGATTATTTTTATTATCTCTCTTTCCGATTGCTCTTTTTACTGCATGTTTTATGGTTGAAGGAATTAAGGGAGTAATAGAATTTTCAACAGGAATACTAATAGCTTTTGTATTTACTGGAATTATTATTTTAGGGGCAAAAATGTTGGTTGATAATTAAGGAGATTAGAATTATGAGTATAATGGATTTGTTTAAAAGAAAAAGGAAACACATGAGGATATATCATTCATATAAAAAGCCAACCGAATATAAAGAAATTGAGTCAGTATTAAATAGCAGGACAGACATGAAAATAATAAGAAACATATTTTGGGAATTATATGATTTACAAGAAAAGAATATTAAGAAAGTAAAAATAACTATTGAGGGAAGTACATGATATGTAAGTTATGCAGTATGTATTTATATCCAAAGTCTGATTTGGTTCTTTTCCATTCAGATGAATTATGCAGAATAATCTCAATGGGGCAAGAAATGATTTGCGTATATGCTTATCACCAAACGCCTAAGCCTGCTCACAGGGATTGGATTGAAACACAGATCAAGATAATAGCTAGAAAACGCTGGAACAAAGAATGGACTATGCAATATGTTAGAGGTCAGCACGATTATTGGATTATAAGAGCCTTACCGAATAAAGGATTCAGAAACAAATGGAAAGTATACGACAAGGTAAACAAAATAAAATCAATAAAAGGGGGTGAATAAAATGGAAAAAGAGATTAAGATTTCAAGCATTAATATAAAAATAGGCAGAAAGGAATTAGCATTATCAAAAGAAGAAGCTAAAAAATTGCATGATGTATTAAATGATATGTTTGAAACAAAGACAATTAAGGTTGTGAATGATGGTTGGTGGTATTATCCAAGTCAAATTACTACAACGCCACTTATTGTTACAACTTCTGAAAATACAGAATGGGTTTCAACTACAAGTAGCACATGTTTTTATAACACAACAGAAGATAATGGAGTTATAAATTGTTGCATTAAATAAAGGGGGTGAATAGATTGGAAGTATTAAGAAAGCATACCAAGTATGTTATGTTTATGCCGATAGTTGAAAAGAAAAGAAAAGATTTAGAGGAATTATTGGCTAGTTTAGATGTTAGTGCAAACATAGTGCCTTGTGATGTTAAGCATGTTCAATGTTTTGTAGTATCAAGTAGATCGTACAATACAAATAATAATAAAGGGGGAAGTTATGAAGATTAAAGGAAGAATAAGAAAGACTCCAATGTCATACAACGAATATGTTTTAGAAGCAGGGGATAAGAAAATAACGATATATCCCAATAGGCATTTAATAAAAGAATTAGAAAAGGAAATATTACAAGGTCAGGAATATGCCAGACAGAATTATGATTTCGAGATTGATTTTGTTGCGGTAAAGAAAAAGGTTACAAGCCCAAGTTTGCCAGCAGTGCCAGCAGAAACAATAACAATGAAAGAAAACGAAACATATCCGATAAATAATGGTAAAAAGAAAAGAGGTAGACCGAAGAAAGTAAAGCCAGTCATTGAGGAGCAAATTTGAGAATTAATGGATAAAATAAGCCAAGAAAATGTTATTGAAATGTATAAAGATTTGGAACTTAAACCTCCAAAATATATTTATATGAGAGATCCTAAAATTGTTTATCTTAGAGAGCAAGAAACAAATGTTGCCTTATGGGAAAGGATTAAACGCCTAGAAGATATATTGGATAGATATGGGATATATGATTAATAAACAATACGGAGGTTAATATGTTTTTGACTATTCTATTTATAATATTTAAGTTATTCAATATAATACATTTGAGTTGGTGGTGGATTGCTCTAGCAATAATCCTTGATGGTAAAAGAAATATATAGGGGGATAATCATGTATAAAAAGATTTTAGGTATTATTTTGGTTTCAATACCTTTTATTGGAGTTGTTATTATGGCTATTATTCAAAGTGAAGTAGAAATTGTTTTAACATCTCTTTTGGTTTCTATTTTAATTATTGGTTGTATTCTTGGTGGATTGCATTTGATTTTTGATAACATGTAGGAGAATAAATTGGATAAGAGATTTCATACTACAGGAAACGAAATAGATTTATTACCAATCATTGACCCTAATTATGATTTAAAGAAAAGAATAGAGGATTCTATTGATTATTTAACCATCGAAGAACGCGATTTGTTTACCATGAGGCATGGATTATTAGAATATTCTTCTGATGGCACTAGGACATTCCGTTTTATCGCAAAGAAAGCTAAAAAACACTATACTACAGTATACAAAAGATATAAAAAAATATGTATTAAAATAAGAGAAGTTAGTCAACATTTGTATTAATTAGCCGTATTATAGGAGGCATTCTATAATATGGTTTATCCAGCTAAGTATAATCCCGATATAATTAAAGCAATCTGCGATAGGATTGAAAAGGGTGCTGGTAGAGTTGCCTCATGTAAAGACCTTATCTCATATGATACATTCCTCGCTTGGATAAACGATAAGAACAAACTAGAGTTTGTAGAAGCTATAAAAAAAGCAGAAGAGCATAAACGCTCTAAGTTCCAAGAAGTAGCAATCTCCTCAATATTTAAAGCTATGCCTACTCATTGGCAAGCAGGTGCTTGGTGGTTAGAAAGAACAGAACCAGAAAGCTATGGAGCAAGGGCAGACATAAGACATTCAGGACATGTTGATTGGGTAGGTATTGCCCAAGACGCAACTAAGGCTAAAGAAGAAGCAGCAGAAGAAAAAGATAATCAGGAAGAAAAAGATAATAAAGAAGCAAAGGATAAAGATGGCACTATCAATAAGTGAAAAAATAGGCATGTTAGATCGTGCGCAATCAGATCCAGTTTGGTGGTTGACTGATGTACTTGGTATTAAAACCCTCACAGGAAAACATTCATGGAAAGGGCATAGAGATATACTCAATGCTTTTGTTACTAATGATCGTGTTGCGGTAAGTTCAGGGCATTGTTTTTCTATTGGCACAGAAATACTTATAGCAGATGGAAGTACAAAGAAAGTAGAAGATGTAATGGTAGGTGATAAATTAATGGGAGATAATTCTACTGTTCGCACAGTATTAAGTCTTAGTAGGGGTAAAGAACAAATGTATAAAATTACCTATTATGATGGTACTGAATATATTCACAACGAATCACACATACTTTGTCTTAGGGGAATGTCTAATCATGGAAAAATGGTTAAAGATGAAATTATTGAAATAAGCGTAAAGGATTTTTTAAAATTAGGATCACATCATCAAAGAAGATATGCTGGATTTAGGGTTGGAGTTGAATATAAAGAAAAAGAACAATCAATTGATCCATATATTCTAGGACTTTGGTTAGGTGATGGGTGCAAGACAACTGCTGATTTTGCAACTATTGATTTTGAAATTGTTGAAGAAATTGATAAATACGCTCAATCAATTGATTGCACACTTACCAATAATTTAAACGGAAGAAACGTACATATTAAGAAAAACACAGGGAAAATTAATCCATTCTTAGAATTACTTAGAGAAAACGGAGTTTTTGGAAACAAACATATTCCTGATAATTATTTGTATGGTAGTAGAAAACAAAGATTAGAGTTATTAGCTGGACTAATTGATTCTGATGGTAGTTTACACACACAGAGTGGTGGTTATGATTTGATTCAAAAGCGTAAAGGTTTGTCAGAACAAATAGTTGTATTGGCTAGATCGCTTGGAGTAAGAACAAAAATAAATTCTAAGTTTGTATCAACTGATTTTAAAGATGGATCACATACAGAAGGTATTTATTGGAGAGTTTATATTGGTGCAGGATTAAATGATTTGCCTTGTAGATTGCCTCGCAAAAAACCAATAGAGATAACTGGAAATAGAAATCTTAATAATACAGGTATTCGTTCTGTAGAGGAGTTAGGAGAAGATAATTATTGTGGATTTAGTATTGACGGAAACCAAAGATTTTTAGGTGCAGATTTTATGGTTCTTCATAATTCAATGGGTAAAGATTTTATATCAGCCATGGTTAGTTTATGGTTTTTATATTGCTTTCCTCCATCAGTTGTTATCACAACAGCTCCAACCGATCGTCAAGTTAAGAAGATTGTTTGGGGAGAGATTGCTAAGTATTGGAATAATTCAAAATGCAGGTTAAGAGGTAAATTAAATACACAAGATATAACTATTGACGAAGATCATTATGCAATAGGATTCACAACTAAAGATACAGGGCAGATGTCAGGTAAGTTTCAGGGATTTAAAGGAAAGAACATTTTAGTAGTTGCTACCGAAGCACAAGCTATTGAAGATAAAATATACGAACAGATGGAAGGTATCTTGACCAGTAATAATTCAAAGGTATATTTAGCAGGGAATCCGTTACGATCAACAGGGAATTTTGCAAAGGTGTTTACTCATAGTGGGGATTATAAGAAGTTTTCATTTAGTTGTTATGATTCTCCCAATTATATTCAGAATAAAGAAGTAGTGCCAGGCATGGTAGGTCGCAAATGGATTGAGGATAAAGAAAAGAGATGGGGAATAAATAGTCCGATATTTCAAATGAGGGTATTAGGTAAGTTTCCATTAGAAGGTTCAAAGTCAATGGTATCTCTTTATAAAGTAACAGAATCAATTACTAACGAAAATCATTTTAAAGGTATTCGCACAATGGGAATTGATATTGCTAGATTTGGTGAGGATTCAACTGTATTTAGTATTTTTGAAGGTGGGAAACAGATTCATATGGAGCAGGACTATGGAAAACCAACTACCGCAACAGAAGCGTTGGCTATTCATTTAGTAGAAAAGTATAAACCAGAGATTATTATTCCTGATGAAGGTGCTATGGGAGCAGGTGTTATAGATCATCTAGTACAAGAACAGCCTTATATGGCAGGAAGAGGCTTCCGCTATGCGGTTATCTCATTCCAGTTTGGCGGTGTTGCCAATGACCCTACTACATACGCTAATAGAGGCACAGAGGCTTGGTTTGAGGCTTGTGCAGCTATTGATGATGGAAAGGTTCAATTAATAGATGATGATGAGCTTCATGCACAGTTGGTTTCAAGGCAATATGATTTTAAATTAGCAAACCATAAGAGTGTAATGATGTTAGAGAGTAAGAGTCAGCACAAAAAGAAAGGGTTTCCATCACCAGATAAAGCAGACGCAACAATAATGGCATTAAGCGAATCACTAAGAACAAATAGAAATACGCTAAAACAAGCATTGGAGGCAAACATGGAAATGAATGACATGATTAGCATGGGAGCAGATTGGTAATGGCAAAAAAAGAAGAAAGAAGTATGCAAGTTATAACATCAGAAATTGGTTATGCAGAATCGAGTATGTACCTACCCTCTCAATGGACACCTTATAATCCTGATGAGTTAGTTAGAAAATTTGGTGGTAATTCATCTGGGTTAGATAAATATTCCAAGATGAAAACAGATGACGCTGTTAAAGCTGCTTTATATTCAAAGAAATCAGCCTTAACTGCTACTGGATGGAGAATCGAACCTGCAAGCGAAGATGAGTCAGATATGGGAATTGCAGATTTTATAGATAATAATTTAAGACATTGGTATGAAGGGAATTTTGATAGTACATTAAATGATATTCTTTCTGCTATTGAATATGGGTTTTCAGTATCAGAAAAGATTTATGAAGTAGATGGTGGAAGCATTTATTTAAAGAAAATAAAATCTAAACCTCCTCAATCATTTGAATTTTATCCTGATCCATTTGGAAATTTGTTAGAAGATGGGCTAAGACAATGGGATGATAAAGGACATCAGATAACATTACCTAAAGATAAATTTGTTATATTCGTTCACAATGGACAGTTCGATAATTGGTATGGAGAGAGTGATTTAA